ATATATTCCCATTATGCACATTCCGTTATGTTAGGAGTTTATGGAAATATTTATTTGAAAAACGAAGGATTTAATTCTGGAACCCGTACTACGCTCAGTGACAATTGTCTTAGAACAATATTTTCCTATCTATATACCTGTGTACGAGTATACGGGAAGAACACCACGCTGAAAGAAATTACTGATAAAAATTGCGTGGCCACATGTGGAGATGATTTGAAAGCTTCCTCTAAAGACCTACATTTGGAAGCCGTCATCCACTGTGGAAAAGAACTCGGGATAAAATGGAATCCTCCCGATAATATGCCTACCTCCCGAGCAGACTATTCCTTCATATCATGTACGACTATGGAATACAAAGGCATATATGTCCCAGTTACGCTTAGCAATCGAGGTCTCGTTTCAGCAGCATATTCAGAGAGACCCTGGGACCCAGCATATAATATTATGCGATATTGCGGCATATTATTGTCAAATCCGTTTAATGAACGAACCAGATATTACTTGACAATTTATAAAGATTTGACTATGGAACAATATGAAGGAGTGGAAGATGCAGAATTAGAGAGGGCCAGCGATTTGTTTGAACGATGTCTAAAGTATGGCCACAATTTATATTTGAAGCCTTCAAAGACACCACGGGTTATTTTACAGGGTATTGTGGGTTTTGCAAGTAAAAGAATCAACCCACAAAAAGAACAAGAAAGTTCAATGTCTACTAGACGAAACCGAAATAACCAGGGACCTGCAAGAGGTCCCCAACCCGCCCTTACTCTTAATGCCCGCTACTCCCCTGCCCCTCAACCGCGAAACCAGCCGAGACAGACAAAGAAGAGTCGTCCCACTTATGTATCCCAGGAAAGGAGACAAGCCCCACCAGCAGCCAGCAAACGCGGAGCAATGTCAGCCAAGTGGCCTAATCAGGTCACTTCTGCTGATATGAACAAGCTCATACGAACTATGCAAAAGATGACTACTGCTGCCGAGGGTTCAAATCGAGCGGCAAACAAGACCGCCACTCAAGCCAACCGAACTGTTGACGAAAGTCGAGTTGCAAAAATTGAAACAGTAAACGGGTATGCGTATGACTTACGTAGCGTACCCGAATGTGTTAGAAATTACATGCAAATTTTGTCAAACCCCTTTTTGCCCGTGCAGGGCAAGTGGTGCTCGATTGCAGCAGCCCCCACTTTGGTGGTTCCGTCACAAAGTTATGTTAGATACGACTTTAAGTGCAATGACGACGGAGAATTTGCAGTTGTTTTGAATTCATTCAACTGCGCCAAAGATGTAGATGGGGTTTCCATATCCCCTGGATCAGGTAGTTTGGGTACCAACCTGGACAGTTCCGGTTGGGGAGGCTTAGCCCCCGTTCAACTACTTCATACAGTAGGTGAAATGACACCCACGGGATCTTACCAACAAGCTACCCGAGCCCGAGTTGTTGCAGCAGGAATCTGCGTTGCCCCTATTGGCAATGCTTTCAACACTCAAGGGCAAATTTATGCATACACTACCTCAGGAAACGATCTCACCCAGAAATTAGCGAAGACTATTATTACTTCAGATCGTAATTCCCCCAGATCCGGTACCCTTCTTTCAAAATGTTACGCTAATGTGTACGTACCGGCATCCGTTGAACAGCAAGGTTGGTTAAACAACCAACCCTCTATTCCAATGACGCACCCTTTCGACAATTCTAGCCAAGGCTACAATATGGTGCTTTATGGAACAGGGTTTGCCCCGCAATATCCCATGCATCTGGAATATGCGATTTACTGCGAATATGCTGATTCAACCCAATACACCCAGTTTGCCCAACGAACTGAGTCTCACCCCAAAGCCGCGGCCATGATTAATGAGACCGTGAATGCTGTAAAGCAAAACCATGTTGAAACTGAGCCTAAGAAAGGCTTCTTTGAGAAAGTGGTGGATGGTATTGGATATGTTATCAACAAAGTCATTGATATTGCGCCGGCAGCACTTGGTGCTATAGCGATGCTTTAAATGACATTTGTGCGCCCAAATAATGGCCAGTGAATGCGCAACCTTTGATAACAATTTTCCCGCAAGTGCGGTGATGTGTAAAATGGCAAAACACATCTGTGATGCAGCTAGTTGTCCAACTTTAATGGTCCAAGTCTCGATGAGCCAAGCTTTGCTTGTAAAATGTTTGGATGTAAATTCCGCCTACCCATAGGTTTCAATGGGCCCCTCCGATGGGATTTCGGGCATGGTCGACCGCCTACGGCAGTTTTTCTCACTTTTTCTTCTAAAAGTGTTCCTCACGCCACTGTAGCGTGACTTCTCATATACCGATGCTGGTTTTGGGGGGTTTTACCAGCAGCGTTTGTGTGAGGAGATTTGTAAATTTTAAAACACC